GATTCAGTACCGGTACCAATAACTGGCAAGCTTAATAGAGCTGAAGGTGTAACTGACATATAAAACTCCTAAGTAGTCGAAACGAGAGTCCAAGTTACTGTCTGACTATCGTCAATTAATTGCCAAAGAAACCGTCCAGATTCAGTGGAAGTAATGACCCCCATAGATTCAGACCTATCGACATGATACGCGGTAATTGCTTGTAAAACATCTGCAATAGCCACAGTTTCTGTAATATCTAACCCATAATACGTACCCGCTGTCGTAGCATCTGTAACTGCCATTGACTCTTGGATAGTCATTATCAGCGTAGCAACTTGGGTTTGCGCTATTGTCGCTGATTCGGTCACACTGGCTACAAAGTTGGCTACCGCAGCCTCCGTCGTTGTGATCGGGTTTGTTTCCGTTAAAGAAACTTGGTAAGTAGCGTTTGCTGCTTCAGTCGTGGATGTTACAACCGAGTCGGCTACAGTAGTTGTATACGCAGTTATCGCTGTATTGGAATCTGTTAGTGCCGCAGTTTCTGCCACAGTCCCAGCAAACGCGACCGCTGCCGACTCAGTAGTTGAAGTCGCCGCAGTCTCTGTACAACTAACATTTATAATTAACCCTGCTGTTTGAGTATCAAACATGGGGATCGTGCCACCCCAAACAGCGCTGCCCCAAGTACTGTCCCCCCACGGGGTAGCGGGGGTTAAAAACTCAGTGATACTGACGTTTATTATTAAACTGCCAGTTTGAGAATCCGTAATTGCGATGGAGTCGGTGACACTATCGGAGTAGGAAACGCCCCCACCCCAATTATCTTGTCCCCATGTACCTAAACCCCACGCGTTTGCCATATTAGGTCAAAGTAGCTGTATAAGTTACCGCGATAGAGTCACCGTTAACCACCGACTTAGAGCTGGAGAAATCACCAGCGGAGAACAAAACCCCAGTCGTGCTGTCTTTGGTAGCGCTACCGCCTATGTTGATAAAGCAGCCAGCCACGGTCCCAGTGCTGGTCATGGAAAACGATACTGCCGCAGAAGTAGCTTTACTACCTGCGGATGCAGCACTGAACGAAGGGGTAGGACGATTACCAGAATAAGCAGGGGCGTTAGTGCCGCCAACTTCTAACCAGCTTGTATGGGATGCTTGCGTATCTGCAACCACTGCTGTACCGGTTCCTTTAAGCCCCATGACTACCGCGCCCGCAGCCGTATTTCCAAGGATGGTGTCCAAGGTAGAGTTTTTGCCAACGGTAGTAACAAGATTCTCGATATCATCTTCCCACTTTACGTTACCAGCAGCGTCATAGCAAACAGCGTGGTAAGTACCATGAATGGACATCGTATCTTCAGGCATAGTGTTGTATTTGGTGACCGCTTCTACTTTATCAGTCGCGGTAATTTTGTCATGGGACATATAAACTCCTTAGTTGGACGAGCGGATCAATGCAGTCGTGGAAGTGTTAGACGGCATTGTGATGGTAAAAGTGGTGGTTGAAGTCTTATCAGACCCAAAATCCAACACGGCGATTGAACGATTTGCTTTAGAAGCATTGTAAATTAAAGCACAACGAGCAGTCAAAGCTGCGGTCCAAACTACGTTGTTCCAGTTGACGTAGGCTGTGTAGCCGTCCGTATTGATGGCAACCCCAGTCATGATCTGCCCGCCAGCCGTGTAGCCTGTAGCAGATACCTGTCCAACCGTAGAAACCGAATACGCCGTAGTCGCGGCGTTTAGATCGGCCACAGAGGTGTACAGGGCAATATAAATGTTGTCCGTAGACAAGTCATGGATACCCTGATACAACTCCTTTTTGAAGCTGGTGGTTTGGGTTTGGACAATAGACATCAGTTCACCTGTGCCCTAACTTGTCCGCTACGATAAGCATCTTGGCGCTCCAGACCATCAGCCAAACGTTTGGCAAGCATAAGTGCTTCAACATATTTGTCGTTGTACAACTTCACCATATCGGGCTCACCCTTCATGTAGGTGTACGCTTCGACCAAAGAACCGTACAACAGTACAGAATCAAAGTTGTCACCCAGCCAAGTCTGTCCGCTAGAAGCCGTAGTGATGGACTCAGGGTAATAGTAGTAATGCAACTCTGCGTTGTAATTTGCGTCTGGTGTAGGACCAAGAATGAACGATAGTTCATTGGTGATAGTTGTTCCAGCAACTGTTGGCCCAAACAATGCGTAGTACTTAGGCGTTCCTGTAGTAGCGGGGTTAGGGTATGCCTCCCGCATAAAGTTTACGTCTTTATTAAGTAAATACAGGTAATCGCCTGTTCCTGAAGCTGGATAAATTGCCAATGAGTATGCGGCAAGAAAGTCACCGGGGCAAGACAGATATTTATTTCCAACCGATAAGACCCCCGTTACGTTTTTACGTAACGAAGGAAACTGCATTGTGTTGTAGATGCGCTGTTCTGCCTGTGTAATAAACAGGTTTACATCCACCGTTTTAAAGGTGTTCTCCGTGTAATCGGAGATCGCAACTACAAGTGCAGCGTAGTTCATGCCATCGGGCCTCGTGCCATTACGCCTTTGGTAGCCGCGCCAGTACCACGGATTTTGATGCCGTCAGTTTTGGTAGTGCTATCACCGTTGTTGATCATGCCAACGCTCATTTTCATGGTCGAGAGGCTGCTGATATCGGAAGGCTTGCCGGGGGTAGTAGAAATCGCCATAGCCTTGCCATTCATCTTATGCGGTGGCGCATAAACACTGGCACTGCCGACTTCCTTGCCCATCATCTTTCTGCTGTATGTAGCCATATTAACCTCCACGCGAAGATTTGCGCTGGTTCATAACCTTAGCCATGCCACGCCCAAGGGTGCGCATCTGCATGTTGGTCTTGCCACCTTTGGCCAATTTCAACGACGTGCCTTTGCCACCTTTGTGTTCTTGGGCATCGTGTTGCTTAAATGCTTTTTTAATCATGGCTTTATCTTGAGCCAGATCAGATTTACCGTTTTCCATAATTAACTCCTACGTTACCGATATCGTTACTGTACCAACACTTGTCGTCGCCACCAAATAATTTGGGGTCAACGGCGCATCAAATTGACTGGACCCGCCTACCGGCAACCAGCCCCACTGGATATCTCTGGAACCCCCAGAAGGATTACCGTTAGCGTTGTTCCCCGAAGTTACATAGGTTGTATCTTTACGAGGATTCCTCAAAGCTTGCGGGTCTTCTACTGGGAATGTACCAAGCATCAATTGCGGTTGGTCTGGGTCCCAGCACTCTGGGCACACCAGCAACTGATATTGTCGCTGCTTAATTATCTCAATTTTTAACTTCTTCAACAAATACTGTTGCCCACAGCGATCACATTCGGCAATCGCTTTTTTACCAGAAGCAAACCGATTTGGCATTACGTACCACCAATAAACATCTGGCGGGGCACAAAACGTAGGGCTGCAGTCTCACGATCTTCGGTTGCTGCTAGTTCCCATGCCTCATCATATTGAGCTTTTAGCATTTCCAAACGCTGCGTTCCGTTCGGAACTTTGAGCGCCAAATAATATGCCAGCCCAGCAACCATACAGGGTAGGAACCGGAAGGGTATATCCATTGTGTTCACGCCGCCGCCAGCGTCATCAATGCGGCGCATACGCCAGTACACAAATTGGTAAGGGGTGCTGTTATCGGGCGTAGGCCACAAAGTAACAGCCGGTATGTTTTGTACGTAAACGCTATCGCCAGTGGTATGGGCTGCAGCCGTGGTGTTATTTTGGCCCCGAGTGCAGCTATACAGCGTGTTACCGGTTATGTAGCCGTACCCAATTGTCTCAGCCCCAATCAGGATAAACCCAGTAGCAGGGAGTCCAACGGCAGAGGCTACTGTTAGCGTGGTGTCTGTCGAAGTAATTGTCCCGCTTAGAGTCGTGCCAATCGAAGAAGTTTTTGCATCAAGGCGTTGGAACCAAACTTGGATAGGCCGAGCTTGTTGCAACTTGTTGGGGATCGTAGCGTAGGTGGAAACGCTGATGCGGGTGATAGTTAGATCAGCCTGCGTAGATGCCGTATTGGACCCGGTGCGGATCACATGCTCCAGCAGGTCTACAGTGTCTGCTGGTACTGCGTAAGTGTTTTGGCCCGGTACCAGATTAATAGTACCCTGCTCAAACGTCCACATGTTGATGCCGCGATTGGCCCAATCAGCAAACATTAAATTCAAGGAACGACGGGCCGTCCGAAGATCATAGCCCGTACGCAACTCTGCGCCCGCACGCTCAAACGCCTCCTCAACGATTTCGGTGAGATCAGGGTTAAAAGTAGCGACGCCAGAAGTGCTCATTTCATGCCTTTAAGTGTCTCAGCTAAACGTGCGCGTTGACCAAGTTTACCCGGCTTCTTAGCTGCTGCGGCAAGCTTTTTAGCGGGGATGGGCTTGCCTTCTTTGGCGCCCAACTGTGCGCGAAGAGCGCCCGGCTTTTTGATAGCCTTTTGAATCCATTTTTCAGCCATTATCGAAACCTCGCTGTTTTCTTTGCTATGCCCTTGGGTTGGGCCACAAACTGTTTACCTGCTGCTTTACCAGCCCGTTTGGCTTTGGTAGTAGCTGCGTACTCCGCTGGAGACAAAGACTTAATTGCGTTTTCCGGCAGGTATCGCTCCCCCGTCTTGCTTGACGGTTTGCCAGACTTGGTGCGCCATTTTTGGTCACCCCAATCTTTGAGCGATTGCTGCGGCGCTTTCAATCTCTGTACCCTCCACCAGCAGCCTTGTACTTCTTGGCTACAAGCTGCGCTTTACGTGCTGACCATTGACCTGCGCCGGTTCCTTGGGTAGCTGCGGCTTTTACCTGCGACACAATCTTCTTACGAAGACTGGGCTTGGTGTAATTGCCCGCAGCGTTGACATGCCCGCCTTCGGCATACTGCGTAAAGTCAGTATTATCCCGGCGGGCAGTCTTTTTACCCTTTGGCATTTTGGATGGGAGGATATCCCCCATACCCCGGCTGGCTATCATTTTTTGTACATCCCGCCGCCGCACATTACGATAGTGCCGCGAGTTTTACCGCGTTGAGCAATACCATCGGCACGGCTGGAAGCTGAGCCGCCTTTAGCATAACCCTTTTGGCCACGAACAGCATCGCGAGGGTTAGCCTTAGAAGAAGCTTCGGTTGAAGTTAAAGAATCCATATACGCTTTGTCCATTTTGGAAGCGTTGCGCATATCGTCAATTTCTTGTTGGCTAGGACGTGACATATTTAATCCTTAACACATTTTACCGCGTGTTTTTCCACGTTGAGCAATACCATCAGCACGGCGAGAAGCCGAAGAAGTAGAACCACCGGAGGCCATTTTTTTAACAGACCCGCCGCGTTTCATATCGTTACCCGCTTCATCTTTCATGTATGGTTTTGTGCGTTTTGACATACGATCAATTATTGCTTGATCCGCAGCCGTATTTGCGGCTTTCTTCTCAAACGCTTGCCGAGCAGCCATACGCGCAGCATTTTCTGTTGGGGCTTTTTTCAGTTGTTTATTTAGTGTTGCTAATTGTTTATCCCCAACAGCCTCACTTGATCTCCAAGCGGGGTCAAAATTTCGGGGTTTGTGTCCCTGCAAAGAATTTAATTTGGGGTTACCAGCAGGGGTTTCAGAAGCTGCAACTCCTACAGATTTTTTAACCGGCATTACGCCACTAACATTTTGTCCGGGGCGAGTAGGCATTGGACGGGCAGAAGATTCTTCTACCTTAGAAATTGCCGACTCATCTGACCTCGAACGGGAAGGAGCCGCATAATTAACTTCATCCATATCCGAATCAAAATCACGGCCTTTTGGGTAATTTTTAACTGGCCCAATTCGCGGCTCAGTTTCAATTTTTAAATTACTAACAGCCTCTTGCTCTTCTGGGGTAGCAGAATTAGCGGCTTGTAATCGACGTGTTGCAGCGCCTTTGCCTACGTCATCACCAGCCCAACCACCTTCATCAAAACGTTTCATTTTCTTTTTCATTTGAAAACTCCTTAGCAGGCTTTGCCGCCTTTAGCCATTTTGATTTGTTTAGCCTTGGTCAACCCACGTTGGGCAATACCATTAGCTTCCTTAGTAAAACCGCCAGCAGCCATCTTCTTCATGCCGCCTTTTTTCATACCCATCATTTGTTTTTTATCCATTGCCATGTCAGCTTTGGAGCCTTCTTTCATACCTTTTTTCTCGACGTCCTTACCGGACTTCTCAAATTTAGCAAATGGGTTAACGCCTTTTGTAGCCATAGTATCACCACCTTTAGAAAATTTGCGGCCTTTATCCGCACTTGCGAAATCTTTACCCACGGACTGCGGGATTCCTACTTTTTTAGCAAAGCTGGGGTTGTGCGCCACAGCTTCCATGAAGTTATGTTGTTTTTTACTTGTTGACGGCATCGTCAACTTTCTTCCAGCCTACAGCCTCAGCAAAGGATTTACCCGTTGCCATCTCAACAATACGCATCACGCCAACAATCGCGCCAATAAGTCCAAACACAGGTGAAATCACTTCCAGAAATGTACCGATTGTTGAAAATATTGCCAAGATATCAAGGGCGTTTTTCGTGGCTTCTTGGTGTTCGTTCATACATCACCTCAGCAGTTCCAAGCCTTTAGGCTCTTGTTTATACGTGAATTTGGGTCTTTCGCCGTCTTCTCGCTGGTAAGTTTTTTCTTCATCCCAGTCATCCTTGCGCAGAAGGAGTCGCGCCTGCTGCCGCCTTCCGGCTGGGGAGGTTTCAAATTCATACCTTGCTTTTTCG